AGGGATAGAAGGCATATAACATTTTTTTGATGCGATCCAAAAGTGTATCAAAATTGCATATTCTTCGATAGAGGTAAATTACCTCTATCCAGCCTCGATCCTGCCAATATAATAGTAAGCGTCCTAACTACTGAGGATTACCGAGAATTCAATTTCAATTGCTTTAAGTAATTGTGAAGCACTGATTGCATTTGTGTTTTCTTTTTGGATCGTTAACTGAATTACTGGGAGACTTTAGGTTGAAAACATTTAACATCGAAGTACCAGGGCCGCTGATACCTGCATTAGAAAGTGAAAAATTTAATGGTGCAATTTTGCTTTATATGGATGGTTTGCATGTGGTTGATGGATTTGCATTAAATGAAAGTGAATTTGTTACTTCACTTGATGCACTGGAGCAGGCTTCAATGTTGGCTGGCTTTAGCCCGAGCGGGTCGGGTATAATTAGACAGTAGGGCCGAACACCCTAAGCTTTGTGTTACTGCGCCATACCGGAGATCCAGATGGCGCACAAAACATCTTTACCCCTTCAGCACTGCTCATTCTGTAGTGGTGCTTTGCCTTGTATGCTGGTGGTCCGGCATGACTAAGGCAGAACGACTCTATCTTTACCGCGTAGCCGAGCTTGGGTGCGTGGTATGCCGCAACCTGCAACTGGGCGACACACCTGCAGAGATTCATCACATCCGAACGGGGCAGGGTACCAGCCAACGCGCGGATCATTACAAAACCCTTCCGCTTTGTCATATCCACCATCGCACCGGCGGTTACGGTGTGGCATTTCACGCAGGTCCGCGCCTGTGGCAAAAAAAATTCGGTACCGAGGCGCAGCTGCTGGAGCAGGTCCAGCTCGAGCTGGGGGTGTTCTTTGCCTGAGTACATCATTGATCCCATCGGCAAGCCCCGCATGACCCGCTCAGATAAATGGAATCAGCGGCCACCGGTGATGCGGTATCGCATGTTTTGCGACGAGGCCCGCCTGCATGATATCCGCGTTCCGGAGGCTGGCGCCCACATTACCTACGTTCTGCCGATGCCAAAAAGCTGGAGCCAGAAAAAGCGCGCCCTGATGGCCGGCAAACCTCACCAACAAAAACCCGATATCGACAACCTGACTAAAGCTCTGCTGGATGCCCTGTTTGACGACGACGCCCACATTTGGGATGTCCGGACAACAAAAATCTGGGGAGAGACTGGCATGATCATCATCGAGGAGCAGGATAAAGCATGACACCACGCCAACGCCGTTTATACAAATCCGCTATTGAGAAAGCAGCGCAAGCACCACGCAAGAGCTGGCTGGGCCGGTTTACACCACTCAATAGCGTCCAGTCTGCCTGGGTGAGGTCGCTCCTGACGGTATGGGGTGAAAGCGTGCGCGGGGGAACTGCACCGGCAAAACCCCGCAGCCATTCCTGCTGGAGCATAATCAGGGGCAAAAACTGGTCTGACAAAGCGCTGGAACGGTTTACCGCTGCACTGACCCAGGCGAGAGAGGAGGGATTCCGTGGAGAACAGGCTATGCGCCGCGCACGATCAATCCTCTGGCCAGAGCCTCCTGCCAGCTTAGTCTACGAAGCAATGATTAATGAAGATATCGAGTTCGTGGAGCAGGCTGTACTGCAGGCGTTCGACTTGACGGATCCGGTCTATGTCGTCGGGCGACAGTATTACACCACGCGGAAAAAGATTTCCGAGATCACCAGAGAGCTGCAAAGCTTGGCCCCTTGGCTAACCGACTCGGAAGCCAGAAAGCGGGTGCGCTGGTGCTTGGAAATATTCAGGGCGAAGGTGTTTCTGGCTGCGCGGGCGCTGTTAAGGTGAGGAATCTGATGTTGTAGGGGGCGCTCATACAACATCATACCTATTCATATAGCATTATTAGCTGTTGCTAAATACAGTGGTATTGTTTACGCTTCCAGTACCAGGTAAGAGCGCAGCGCCGACTTTGACTGGTGAGGAGTGACATATGAAAATGATTAACCGCCTCATGGCGACGCTGGCCACTCCAGACCGTATTATGGATATCCTGGTCAGCAACAGGTGGGATACCAAAGAAAACCCGGCTGAAAATAGTGCAACCGAAGCATACTTTTTTGACCGTAGCGGTACGTTAAAAATCAATCCACATAACGAAAGTGTGCAAAATGCTTTTGATTATAATATAAATGCTCTGTCTTCGAAGAAAAAACATGAAGGATAGGCATGAGCGCAGCGTTAGTTGTGGTAATTTTAGTATGTGGCTATTTATACATAAATAGCCACATACCCTCCAAGATTCTCTTCAAAAAATCTACTGGTTGGCAATCCTACTTTCAGGTAGCTTTGAAAGGCTCCATCTACTTGATTATGGGCTTTTTTTTCCTGCTGATAGTTTGGATTGTTGTATTTCTACTTATGTTGATTTTCAACATACCTCATTTTTTTAAACCAACTTTGCATCATTTTACCTTCGCGTATGATCTTTGGGAGATCCACTTTGCGGGTGTAGGTATGCCTTTTGTTGCTTTGGTCGCTGCAACCATAATGTTTAGTTTGGGTGAATCTAAGCAAGCCGAGAAACAGTTGAGAGACCCAGTGCAGCGCCGAATAATTTTCGAGGAAGTTGCTAAAAGTAGCCCTGTTGAGGCAATTCTTCTTGAGTCTTTAGATAGCCAGCAACAGCTGCTCGTTTCCATTACACTCAAGTCGCGAAAAGTTTATATTGGCATGGTTCATGAGGCGCGCTTGGAAGAGCATGATACCGATACGGTAGTCATCGTCCCGTTCCTGAGCGGATACCGTGATAAGGACACCCTGTCATTTATTGAAGAGGTAAATTATGCCGACCACTATAAAGAGTGCGGTATAACATTCACGTCACAACCGATCTCTCTTAAGCAGTACCGACATGTTATTCCAAGGGATCAGATAGAATCAGTTTCTCTTTTTAATTCAGCGATGTATTCGCATTTTAAACAGCTTAAGAATGAAAAAGAGAAACATTAAATCTCTTTGATAAAAAGCACACACAGAAAGCACTTTTAGCAAAAAGTGCTTTTTTAATATGCCCCCCTATTGAAAACGGGCCAGAAAATCAGATAATCCTTTCATGCTTGGCAGAGCTGCGCCACGATGGCAGCGATGAAAAGCAACAATCTGAAAACACTTTAAACCTCGCCACCGCGGGGTTTTTTGTTATACGGCGATACGACAGGGGTATTCGCAAAGATGCATTGCATCAGTACCCCTGTCATATAGCCGTAATTCCAGAACTGCTAACACCCGCTACGCTGGGTTTTTCATATCAGCGCCTTTCTGGCGAAACCTCAATTCACCGCTTGCTGTCACCGGCAACCAGAGTTATCTGTATGTCACGTCAATGATTTAAGGGAAAATGACATGCAAAAAACAGCCGCATATGACAGAAGAGGCGAAGGCATTTCTGAGTACCACACCTGCCATTGCATGTGAGATTGCGAAACACGCACACATGAGCATAGCGTGCAGACAGTTCATTCTTATGCTACCGGTTCAGTGTCAGCCAGCGGTAACTTTTAAACGTGGCCGATCATTTATAACTGCAACAATTCTTAATTGCACCTCCGAAGAAAGGCACAAGTATAATGAGCTGAAGCCCCCCCATTATCGCTGGTGATTGAATGGTAAATTCAAAACCGCCAGTAGTAGACCGCATAATGGGAGTAGAACTGAGTAATGTGTAGGTTCAATAGAATTCCCAAGAGAATGACGTGTGTTTGCAAAACTGATGTTCTTAAAAAGTTGTGAGCGTACTACTCATAAACCTTCGTATATAACCTGGTAAGGATAAATAAAATGAGTATGATTGATCCATTAACCCCATCGGATATTAAACCTCAAGGAGACTTGGGTAGTCTATTTTCTGATAGATTAAAGTTGGTATTTAGTGATGAATTTGCATCAGAACAGTTGGATACAACCAAATGGACCGCTCGTGACCAGTCAAGAGGCAGTGGTAATAGCGGAGTTCAATGGTGGTATAAACCAGAGAATGTACGTAAAGCCTCGGGCAATGATGCACTAGCGATTGATGTAAGAAAAATTGGTGAAAATGCTTATTCTGGCGGACGAATCGATAGCCAAGGGAAGTTTGACTTCGTATATGGAGCATTCGAGTGCAGGATGCATATTCCTTATACCGATGGGCATCTGGCCGCCGCTTGGTTACAGGCATCAGGAGGTCTTCCTGAGTATGATGGCGTTACTGCAAGGGAAGGGGCTGAAATTGATATTATTGAAAGTTTCAGCAATGATGATCAATATGCAGTAACGATTCACTGGGGAGGTTACGGCAATTATCATCAGCAATCTTCTATTAACGTTACAGCTCCAGGCTTACGTGACTCTTGGTATCATACTTTTGGGGTTAGCTGGACACCCGAAAAAATGATTTTCACTTACGATGGCGAAATTGTTAGAACTATCACTGACCCTGATTTAATCACTCAGGTTAAGGAATTCCCGATTCTATCAAACGAAATTATCGCTTTTGCACAAGGCAATATCAATAATGCTCCACTGGATGATACATGTACGGTATATATTGACTATGTGCGAGTCTGGCAGGAAGTTGAATGATAAAGAATCGTCATTAAGAAACACTTCGTTGATATTTTAATTTTATTTTCTATAAAAGCATCCTGATGGGTGCTTTTGACGGAGAGCCATGCTTGTAATTCTGCAGGAATTCTTTTTATAAGGCGCGTAGTAATAAAACCCGTCCGTTTAGGACGGGAAGGATGTCATTGTTTCAGATTCGCAGGGAAATCGTCAGGTAACTGGTCTGGTGGACAATCAATTACAGACTCATTGTTAACACCGCTATCGTTAACAAACGTTATCGTTGCAAATTCATCAATGACCTCTGTTGGGTAAGCTGGTCCTGCACTCCGGTATTCTTCCATTTTGTCGAGGTGGTCGTTCTGGAAGCACACCGTCTTCTCTGGGTTGTTCATTACCCAGCGTGGGAAGAAAATTGTTCCGTGGAAAAGCTTGTCTCCGAGATTCGCAATCAGACTGACGTCTGTACCGGTTGGCTCTGTCCATGAAACCTTGTAGATATCCTTACCAACCCGGACGATGTAGACATGTTGGTCCTTAACCCAACGGCCGCCGACCATGCCGCTATGGATTCGGTAATCTATGGTGTTTTCATTTTTGATATAGAGCTCATAGTTCCAGCCGTTGTCGTATGTGTAAACCAGATGCTTTCCAGTGAAACCTGAGAGATCTTCTTTGTTAAAATCGGTCATATCACAACTCCTGAACACTTAGATTATCGTTCCCGGAATGGGAGATAAAAGTATAGTCAGTCATCTCTAATCGGATCGTTTATGCGTGTAACGGTGTGTAAATTGCTTCTGCACAACATCAAATTGTTGCCCTTATCAGCACTGTTTCAAAGTCATGCTTCAGCATCCCTCCGTGTCTGACCTGTGCGCATGCTACTGCGTGGCCGTTCGGGGCTCAATAATTCCTCATCTGAAGTTATTATTCTTTTACCGTAAGGGCATTTCTTCAGGGCGCACCTGAAAGGGGAGAGGCAGTACTCTGAATCATTCCCCACAGTCTCAGGGCAAATGATCTTACTCTTCATATTTTGCCAGGCATCGCGATTGTAGGCTGTGATGTTATATATGGTGAGAGGGCTATATTTACCGTTAACTGCCATACCATCACGATAAGGTTCCACCGTAGCTCCTGGTGGAAATAACACGCTGGCTTCATACCAAATTACCAGTTTAAACATTTTTAAGCTGACTAGGCTTGAAAAGGCGACGCCGGTATTGGGGCAGGCAATTGTATCAATCACGGTCCACTTCACATTCAACTCCTTTGAGCGCCAGAGGGTTTATTGATAAAAGGTACAATTGGAAATTACTTTGCTAGGTGATGTTTCGAAAGGTAACTGGCGTAACCAAAAATTTCAATGGCGTTGTAAGTGCTTGAAAATGATCATTTTTATTAAGAAATTGTTTAAGCCCTTTAAATTCATGGCGTAAGGTGATTTAAGGCAATCATTTAAAAACAAAACTTTACCTTTCAAGGGAAATAAATAGATCATTTAATGATCAAATTACAGCAATTCTAATTTTTGGAACCTGAAATATTTACTGTCTGATATCTAAGAATTTACTTAGACCTGGCAATAATAATGCAGATGGTTTCGTATGTTTATTGTTAATATTTAAAATTATCTATTGAGAAATAATGACAGAACCTCTGACGTTAACAGCGGGCATCGCAACCGGCACGGCTGGCATAACTATCGCCACGTTCTTCCCGGAAGCGACGCCTGCGGTAATGCTGTGCTCGCTCGGCGGTGCGGCGCTTTACGTGCTTTCCGCAGACGAGCATGAGCCCTGGAAGCAAATCGTCTTCGCCATTATTTCGTTTATTGGCGGGATGTACTGTGCGGGTACGGCGGCCGATATCATCGCGGCCCTGATAAATGCCGCACTTCACAAACTCACGCCGCCAGTGACGATAACGGTATCCCGTCCGATCGGTGCGCTGGTGGCCTCAGCCATTTCCGTGGCTGTTCTGCTTAAAGTTCTCGCCCGCTACCGTACCCGAAAGGGGGAGGGCAGTGAATGAATCTGAACTGGTTATGGCTCGACATTAATGCGATGGCCTGTCTGCTGATTGCCGTTCGTCTGCTGGTCTGCCGGCAGCGTGGCAAACATCGATTTTTTTCGCTGGTGGCCTATGTGCTGATTCTGGCCTGCGGCTGGACAACGTTCCGCATCATGTGCGGGAACTACATCCAGCCCGACCCGGCGGAATGCTTTATCAACGTAGCCCTGTGCGTTGCCGTGTGGCGTACAAAGGGCAACCTTGCCAGAACTGCCGGAGGATTTAATGGCTGAATTACCCTGGATCAAAGAGGCGCGCCGTTTCATAGGTGAGCGTGAAATCAAAGGAAAAGAGAATAACCCACTGATCGTGCAGTGGTGGAAAGATATCAGACGGGGCGGGATTAAGGACGACGAAACGCCATGGTGTGCTGCGTTCGCCGGCGCGATGCTGGAGCATGCAGGCATTCGTTCCACCCGGTTCGAATCCGCAAAGTCTTATCTCGACTGGGGCACTGAGCTGAAAGAGCCGGTTTACGGTTGCGTCGTTGTCTTCACCCGAACGGGCGGTGGTCATGTTGGTTTTGTTGTTGGTCGGGGCTATTCAGGCGATTTGCTGGTGCTAGGCGGTAATCAAGGCGATGCGGTGAGTATTGCTGCGTTCAGTACTTCGCGCGTCAGTGGTTATCGCTGGCCGTCCGGAGTGGATTATCCGAAGCAACCGCTGCCGTCGGGTAGCGCCGCACCGTCAATGAGCGAAGCATGAACAGGTTGCTCACATTCGGTCTGGTGCTGGCGGTGGTTGCGCTGGGCTGGACCGCTGACCATTACTACGGAAAAGCGGTGGACTGGCGGGATAAATACCGCACTGCGTACAGCACCACCCAGCTGCAGGCCGACACCATAGACGACATGCAGGCCAGGCAGCAGTCTCTTGCTGCCCTCGATGCAAAACACTCGAAGGAATTAGCTGATGCACAAAATCAGATTGACGCTCTTGAGCGTGATGTTGCCGATGGCCGTAAGCAGCTGCAAGTCCATGTCCGTTGCCCCGCCGTCCCAGCGGGTAAATCCACCGGCACCACCGGCATGGATGATGGAACCCGCGCCCGACTTACTGACGCCGCTGAGCGGAATTATTTCACCCTCAGAAAACGCATCGAAGCAGTACTTAAGCAGATAAATGGGCTCCAAGAGTATATTTATCAACAATGTTTAGATTAAACCTATATTCAATCAAGAGCTCAGTGATAATCTGATATTTATTTATTCAGCGAGTTATAAACTCCTTAGGTGTAGTGCCAGTTACCCTATGAAATATTGCGATGAAAGCGGAGGCACTGCTATAACCCATTTCAAAAGCAATGGCTTCAACTTTTTGCCCTTTTTATAGTTGTAAGTGCTGCACCGCTGTTAAGTAAACTCCGGAGCTGAAAGTATAAAGTGCAATCATTTTACCCCATAATGGGAAATATTATTATAAATTTCAACGAACTGGTTTTATTCGAGCGTTTATGAGCTGTCAGACAGTAAAGTATTCTAAGCACTGTTTTTAAAATATTTTCCAAAAAAGTCAAATGTTCATTATGAATTTTATAGCAACACTATAAATAATATGATTTTGTGGGCTGGAGCCCGATCAATAAGAGGTATTACCAAATGAAAACATCAATAAATCAAGAGATAAAAAATTCAGTAGAACCTTTAACCAAAACAAAATGGAGTCAAGAATACCCATATACCTATGAAGGTATCAAAGAAGGATATATTCCTGATGAATCTGTAGCTGGATGTGTAGCTGTAGGTGGTGCTCAATTTATGAAGTATCACAACCATCCTCAAAAAGGAGAGGGTACTATCCCCGCACACGGCAAAAATCCTGAAAAAAACATAGATGGCTTTGAATATCTATGGAGTCTGATGCCATCGTCTATAAGCAATGATAGCCCACAAGACGAAATCATTGCTACTTCCACTCTTATTCTCGATTCAGGTTTAGCTGCGAAAAGTAATTATGGATTGGGTACAGACGCTAATCACAAAGATATGGTCGAAGGGTTAGTGCGAAATTTTGGTTATGATAAAAATTTTAAGGTTCTCGAGTTTAAGGAAGAAGGCCTAGGTTATAACTATAAGGAAGTAAGTGAGCTCGTGAAACGAAATTTGAGTTTGGGACTGCCGGTGATGACTGCAGTTCCGGGACATTTTGTCGTATGCGACGGGTATGATGAAGATGGAAGTTTCTATTTTAATTGGGGATGGGGACGTTCCCATGAAAAAAACACACTAGAGGCTGTAAACGCTCATACGGTCTTGCTTGATGGTAGGCCAGAAGAACAAGAGATTCTAATTGGAGATAACATTGAAGCTGATTTCGATAAGCTTACCCCAGGAAGTGATGGCTTTGTATCTTTTACTGTGATTAATTCAGCAGATATCGTTTATGAAGGACAATTTCAAATTATACTGGCAGACAAATATAATGTTGCAAGGAGTTATTTGACTACTCCAGAGGAACTGATTTTAGAAAAAGGTGAAGTGAAAAAAATCACTACCCCGATTAAGTTTAATAACGGATATAGTTTTGGGCCTAGAAATATTCAGATTCTTTATAGCAATGCCTCAGGTATCCCCCGCCCCTTAAGAGATAAGGTAGAAAAGATTCTGTCATTAGATATCAATGTTACACGTCCTGTTTCAAGTGATATCTCCATTGCTGGGGATTTGACCACACCTGAAAAGGTAGCGAAGGGGGATGATTTTAATGTAATCTTCGAAGTTCAGGGGGCAACTCCGGGAATGCGTCATTTCGGAGTGTATTTTGTTGATTCTAATTATAATGAATATTACTGTGTAGGTAAGGCGTCCATATTGATTGAGGGAAATCATCCATCACAAGTTTCGGTATTATGTTCATCAGACAATGTTGAAAGCGAAACCTATTATAATTTATTAGCTCTCGAATTAGACGATGAAAATGCAGATTCATCGGAATCTTCCATTATTTTGAATAACGAAGGGATTATTCCTGCGTCTAAAGTTTACATTAAAAATCCAGCTGTAAACCTAGGTGAGTACGTAGAGCTTGCTGCTAATTTCGATATGAGTTCAATTGTGTATGCGGAAAGCTACTATGAAACACACCTTCAATATTTGTTTAATAACGCCCCAAGCGGCATTTATATGATTAGAGTTAGCCTTACAGATGATGATGGGAATGTTTATTCCTATACTGAATTACCAGATCCAGAAGTGAGACCCGGCGTCATAAATAGATATTTCAAAATCACAACACCAAGATTAACTGAGACAAAAACTTTAAAGCTAAATGCTGTGTATTATATGTATGGCAATGAAGAACAAATGTTTTATTTAAAACCTGCTAACCCGACAATTTCTAATCCATTAAATATTAATATTGTTTATCGTAATTTTTATGATTATATATTCCTGTCATCTTCGTTAGAGATTAAGGCCCCGCAGCTGAAATTAAAAAGTGGTTTTAATCTGGATGCTGGTATTAACATGAAAATAGATCGTACAACATCTGATGCGTATTTGGTTAGTATTAGAGCTATTATGGTCGACGAGACTGGGGCTGAATATGAAGTTGGTAAGGTAGAAAAATTTGCTGCTTTAAAAAATGTAAGTACTCCTATCAGCATTGAATGTGTAGTTCCTGAGGATGTTGCCAGAGGTGACTATAAAGTTTATTTGCGTGCAACTGATCTTTTAATGGAGAATGGTGAGCCGATACGTAAAATACCGGGGCTAAATCAATCGATTGTGGATGAAATCAATCTTTATGTAGAGGATTGATATTTAAATATTGTAATTTTGCTATTTATTTCTCAATGAGGCCCTTCACTGAAGGGCTTTAGTGAAGAATGTTTATTTGTAGATCGAGAATTTTTTAGTTATAGGGTGCAAAACTTCAGTTTCGCCAAAGACAGCAATGGCAATAAATTCGAGAGATTCACTCACAGCATTTTTAGTCGCTTGAATCCGTTGTTCCGAGGACTGCCCAAGCATTGTGGTAGAAAAAAAGTTATACACCAAACCGGCATCTTTACACTTCAGAGCAGTAGAGTTTAATTGTGCGCTATTTTTTGGCTGAAGAATGACAACTGGAAGTGGCTAAGTTATCCCGTAAGACCGGTTGCATTCATCAAAACAGAAGTTCCCATGTTCCGATTAACGATGATGTAAAGCTTCTTATGATTGTCTTGAAACATCTTACTTCTTAGCTCCTACGATTATTCGACTTAAGAAATCCATTTTATGTCTGCCTTCAGGCTCCATCATTGCTTTTGATCATTATCATAGTGAAGAGAAGTTTCAAGAAAATGCAGATACAGCGATTCCACTAAGTCTTTAATGTTTGGTTCGTGTGACAAGTTTCGCCGGAAACGTATGGAAGGGTAATTGGAGATCACGGGTCCTTTCCGGAGATTTTCTCACCACGGGGGCGCTAACCCGCAGGTTTCCGCTATTTATGAAAATTTTCAGGGAGTGATGTCCGGTTCGTTTTAGGATGAAAGATAGAATAATCAGTTAGTTAATAACTAAGCGAGCCGGACATGGTTTCTTTTTAAACAATCCAGCCGGACATAGCCGATTTTGAGGTAAGCAGAGTGGATTAATAACGATGAGGTGACCAGTGGCGACTCAGGTGGAGGTGGCAGAACATTTGCGCCTGACCGACAGGCAGTTAAGGCGATTACAAAAACTACCCGGTGCACCCGTTGCGCGGCGACGCGGTGAGATGGACATTGATGAATGGCGACATTTCTATCTCTCCTGGCTTCAGCGTAACCGCAATGGCCGGGACCCTGACGATGATACGGAAGATCATGAAGAAGCCCTGCTTATTGCCCGCCTGGAGCTGACGCGCGAACAGGCAATTTCTCAGCGGATAAAAAATCAGGTTGCCGAGCATAAGGTGATCGACACCGACTTTTGCATCTATGCGCTCTCCCGTCTGGCGGGCGAGCTGTCCTCTGTTCTCGACAGCATCCCTCTTTCCATGCAAAGACGCTTTCCTGATTTAACCGATCGTCAGCTGACGTATCTCAGGGAACTGGTCGCGCGCGGAGCTAACAAATGTGTGGAGGCGGCTGAAAAAATGCCGGATTTTGCCAGTGACTATTACAGAGACACAGCTGAATAATCTTATTCGGGCCGTTAATCTTGGCCTTGCCGGGCTGAAACGCCCCATGCCGATGACGCCCGTTGAGTGGGCGGATAAACACTACTATCTTCCGAAAGAATCTGCATACCAGGAGGGGCGCTGGGAAACGCTGCCTTTCCAGCGGGCCATCATGAACGCCATGGGTAACGACTATATCCGTGAGGTGAACGTCGTCAAATCTGCGCGTGTGGGCTATTCCAAAATGCTGCTGGGTGTTTACGCCTACTTTATTGAACACAAACAGCGTAATTCGCTTATCTGGCTGCCCACCGATGGCGATGCCGAGAACTTTATGAAGTCGCACGTGGAGCCTACTATCCGCGACGTTCCTTCTCTGATGGCGCTGGCACCCTGGTACGGTAAAAAACACCGCGATAACACGCTGAGCATGAAGCGGTTTCTTAATGGCCGGGGCTTCTGGTGCCTGGGCGGTAAAGCCGCGAAAAATTACCGTGAAAAATCGGTGGACGTGGTGGGCTATGACGAGCTGGCGGCGTTTGACGCTGATATCGAAAAAGAGGGTTCTCCAACGTTTCTGGGCGACAAACGTATTGAGGGGTCTGTCTGGCCGAAGTCTATCCGGGGTTCTACCCCCAAAATCCGCGGCGCCTGCCAGATTGAACGCGCCGCCGGTGAGTCTGAAGTTTTCATGCGCTTCCACGTGGCCTGTCCGCACTGTGGCGGGGAGCAGTTTCTCAAATTCGGCGATAAGGAGACGCCTTACGGGCTCAAGTGGACGCCCGGCGAGCCGGACAGCGTGTTTTATCTCTGCGAGCACCACGGCTGTGTAATACGCCAGCGTGAACTTGATTTTACCCACGCCCGCTACGTCTGCGAGCGGACCGGCGTCTGGACCCGCGATGGGCTGGACTGGTTTTCCTCCAGTAATGAGGAAATATCTCCTCCGCAGAGCACGACTTTCCACATCTGGACCGCGTACAGCCCCTTTACCACCTGGGTGCAGATCGTAAAAGAGTGGATAAAAACGAAGGGCGATATCGGCAAGCAAAAAACCTTCGTCAACACCACCCTCGGTGAGACCTGGGAGGAGGCCGCCGGCGAGCAGCTGGACCATGAGGTGCTGCTGGCCCGCCGTGAGCCGTACACATCGCAGGTGCCGCCGGGTGCGGTGTATCTGACAGGTGGCATCGACTCCCAGACCAGCGGGCGCTATGAGTGCTACGTCTGGGGCTGGGGCGCAGGCGAAGAGGCCTGGCTGGTGGATAAGGTCATCGTGCTGGGCCGGTATGACGACGAGGAGACGCTGGCGCGCGTGGACGACGTGATCCGCCGCCAGTACCGGCGCGCCGACGGCACCCTGATGGGCGTCAGCCGCTGGGCGTGGGATACCGGCGGCATCGATCCGGACATCGTTTACCGCCGCTCGCTGAAGCTCGGCCCGCTCTGGGTGATCCCCGTTAAGGGCGCCAGCAAGTACGGCGGCCCGGTGGCGGACATGCCCCGCACCCGAAATAAGCAGCGGGTTTACCTCACCATGGTGGGCACCGATACCGCCAAGGACCTGATACACCAGCGCCTGCAGCTGGAAGAAGGCGCCGGTTCCGTTCACTTCCCGCTAGACGACGATCTGTTTGGTGAAACCGAGGCGAAGCAGATCACCGCCGAGGTGCTGGTGCCGAAGCCGCTCAACGGCCGCGTGGTCTACCGCTGGGACAATCAGGGGCGGCGCAACGAAACCCTCGACTGCTTCGTGTATGCCCTGGCCGCGCTGCGTATCAGTATTAGCCGCTTCCAGGTGAATCTGGAGCGCCTCAGTGAACAGCAGTCACAACCGCAAAAAAATACCGCCATATCACTCACCGAAATGGCGCGTCAGTTAGGAAGCCCGTAATGACAGACAGAATCACACTGCTTAAACGGCTGAAAGAGGCCGAGGATGCGCTGCATCAGCTGATGATCGGCAAGGCCGCCGTCTCGCTGTCGCGCGGCGATGCCGGCGGGAATAACCGCTCATACCAGTATGCCCAGGCGGATATCCCGCGCCTCGAGCGCTACATCAGCCAGCTTAAATCCCGGCTGGGCCTGTGCAGCGGTCGTGGTCGTCCCGCAGGAGTCCGGGCATGACGCCGCAGCTCGTATGCGCCGACGGCATCACCCCGTTAAAACGCGAGGCGGCCTACAACGGGGCCGGTCCGGGATTTGGCGGCCAGCTTGAGGGCTGGCGGGCGCCGCAGCAGAGCCCCGACGCCGCGCTGCTGCCCACGTTCTACCGGGGCAACGCCCGCGCGGATGACCTGGTGCGCAATAACGGCATCGCCTCAAACGCGGTTCAGCTGCACCAGGACCACGTGGTCGGCAACCTGTTCAAGCTGAGTTACCGTCCGAACTATCACTATCTGGGCATCAGCCGGGAGGATGCGCGGGCGATGGCGAAGGACGTCGAGGCCGCCTGGTCTGAGTACGCCGAAGACCCGCATTGCCTGATTGATATCGAGCGCCGCCGGACGTTCACCATGATGATCCGCGAGGGTGTGGCCACGCACGCGTTCAACGGCGAGGCCTGCGTCCAGCCGGTCTGGGAGGCGGCGCCGGGCAGCCTGTTCCGGACCTGCTTCAAGATGGTCAGTCCGAAGCGCATCCGCAACCCCGGACGCGGTGCCGACACGCCGCAGCGCCGCGCGGGAATAGAAATTAACCGTAACGGCGCGCCGGTGGGGTACTGGATCGAAGAAGACAGCTACCCGAACCGGGGGACGGGAAAATGCCGGCGCATACCGGCACGCCTGAGTAATGGTCGTCCGGCGTTTATCCATATTTTCGAACCGCTGGAGGACGGACAGACCCGCGGGGATAACATTTTTTACAGCGTGCTGGAGCGTCTCAAGATGCTCGATACGCTGCAACAGACCCAGCTCCAGTCTGCCGTGGTGCAGGCTATGTACGCCGCCACGATTGAAAGCGAACTGGATACTGAAAAAGCCCTGGAATATATCGGCGGCGCGGACGTCAGCGACCCTGAAAATCCGCTCAATAAAATGATCGCCCACAGCATCGCCTACTACCAGGGGGCCAATATCCGCCTGGGTGGTGTGCGGGTACCGCACCTTAAACCGGGCGACTCGCTGAACCTGCAGACGGGCCGCAGCGCGGATAACGGCTTTTCGGCCCTCGAAGCGTCCATTCTGCGTAATATCGCCGCCGGTACCGGGGTGTCCTACGAGGAGCTTTCCCGCGACTACAGCCGGGTGAGTTACTCCAGCGCGCGGGCCAGCGCCAACGTCAGCTGGCGCTTTTACATGGGACGCCGCCGGTTTATCGCCGCCCGCCAGGCCTCGCAGATGTTTGCCTGCTGGTTCGAGGAAGCCGTGGCGCGCGCCATTATCAGCTTGCCTGCAAAAGCACGGTATGCATTCCATGAGGCCCGCAACGCCTGGACTAATGCGCTGTGGATTGGCGCAGGACGTATGGCTATCGACGGCCTGAAAGAGGTGCAGGAGAGCGCCATGCGCATCACCGCCGGGTTAAGCACCTTCCAGCATGAGCTGGCCCTGCAGGGGCTGGATTATGAGGAGGTGTTTGAGCAGCAGGAATTTGAAATCACCCGCCGCCGGCAGCTGGGGCTCAGCGATCCGGACTGGGCGGTCACCGCGCCTTCCGATACGCGGGAGCCGGACAACACACGAGGAAAAAACAACGATGAGTTGGACTAATTATCCGCACCTCGCGGCCCGCGTGCTCAACCAGCCGTTAATGATGGATCCCGCCTGGGCGCAAGGTTTTTTCAACACGCTGGGGGAGCGCCTGGGGGCGACCACGGTAAAGGAGGCTGCGGACACAGAGGGGCTTTCTCCGCAGGGAGCCTGGGAAGGTGGCCACGAACGAGAGGCACGACCGTACCGTGTGGAGCAGGGTGTTGCGGTGATCGGCATTACCGGCACGCTGGTCCACAAGTTCGGATATATGAAGCCGCTGTGCGGCATGACTGGCTACGACGGCATTGTGGCGCGAATGAGCATGGCCATAAGCGATCCAGACGTGAAGGGGGTTCTGCTGGACATTGACTCTCCCGGCGGGGAGGTGTCCGGCGCGTTCGATACCGCCGACCTCATTGCCCGCATGGGAAAAATCAAGCCCGTCTGGGCGCTGGCGGGCGATGCGGCCACGTCTGCGGCCTACCTTCTCGCATCAGCGTGCAGCCGCCGTTTGATCACCCAGACCGGCACCGTAGGCTCCATTGGCGTGGTGGTGGCTCACCGCTGCGTGGAGAAACAGCTGGAAAAGGCCGGCGTGGCCATCACCCTTATCCATGCCGGCGCGCACAAGGTTGACGGCAATCCCTACGAGTCGCTGCCGGAAGATGTACGAAAGGATATTCAGGCCCGGATCGATGAGACCCGCATGATGTTCGCACAGAAGGTCTGCGACCACACCGGCCTGTCGATGAAGGTGGTGACGGGCACGGAGGCCAGGACCTTTGACGGTGAAGAAGCGGTCAGGCTGGGCCTGGCGGATGAAGTGATTAATTACGCGGACGCGGTGAGCACCATGTCCGAATTTCTTAAGCAAAAAGGAGGGCTGATGAAGCCGGAAAACACCACGGCAGTGGCTACTGCAGAAAACAATACACCCACCGCTAAGGCCGAAAATAACGTCACCACGGCAGAAATGACGGCGACCGCAGCCGCACAGGAGCGCGAGCGTATTATGGGCATTCTGTCCTGCGACGAGGCGAAAGGTCGTGAGGCGCTGGCGCAGGCGCTTGCCGCCACGCCGGGCATGAGCGCTGACGCCGCGCGGACCATTCTGATGGCCTCACCCGTGGCCGCCCAGGCGCGAACCGAAACGGCGCTGGATACGCTGATGGCGAAAGAGTCCCCCGAGCCGGTGGAGACCGGGGCAGGCAAACCGTCCGCGCAGGAAAGCCGCCTGTCCGGGCTCAGGAAAAACGCTGCACGACTGAAAGGAGCTACTCATGAGTGAGGTTCAGATTTTTGAGCACGATGATTTTATTCTCGGCCCTGACCTGCCGGTGAGCACGACGGGCATTTTGTCTGCCGATATGAACGCTGAACGCCTGACGCCGCTGATGGTGTCGGCTGACGGCACGCTGGCGGCCTGGGATGGTACTCAGGGTACCGCCGTCGGATTAACCGCGACGGCCACAGATGCGGCCGCAGGTGATGCCGTCTGCTATTACATCAAGGGCGGGTTCCGCGCCAGCGCGGTCGCCTGGCCGCAGGCGGCCGGGGCGGCAGACGGCGATCCGGCCCACGACCTGACCGACGCGGAAAAAAGCACCGCATTTGCCGGCACCGCCATTCATCTCGGTTAATTCCTTTTTCTGTCCTTTTTTATCACCGCCTCCGGGCGGTTTTTTTGTGAGAAAAATTCATGAGCGATTTTTACACCATGCGCGAACTGCTGGCGGTCACCACCCAGACGTTCAAATTCGATCCGCTGTTCCTGAAGCTGTTCTTCCGTGAAACCTACACCTTCCAGACTGAGGAAGTGTTCCTGGACAAAATTCCGGGCGATGTGGCCATGGCCGTGTACTGCGCGCCGTTGGTCACCGGCAAGGTGGACCATACCCGCGGCGGCAAAACCTGGTCATTTAAGCCGGGCTATACCAAGCCGAAGCACACCGTGAATCCGGGTCAGCTAATTAAGCGCCTGCCGGGAGAGGATCCGGACGAGCCGATGAGTCTGGCCGACCGCCGCGATGCCATCATTATGCAGAACCTGCAGGATGAGGACATGGCCATCAAGCAGCTGGAAGAATTTCAGGCGGTGCAGGCGGTGCTGTACGGTAAGTACACCCTGACCAGCGACAATTTCCCGACCTATGAAATCGACATGCAGCGCAGCGCGTCGAATAACATCACCCAGACCAGCGGTACCGCCTGGTCCTCGCAGGACAGGGAGACCTACGATCCGGCGGCGGACATTGACGCATGGGCGGATTATGCCTCCGGTGCAGTGGATATCATGGTGATGGACGGGAAAACCTGGACTCTGCTCAACAGCTTTAAGCTGTTCCGCGAAAAAATGGACACCCGCCGCGGCTCCAACAGCCAGATGGAAACCGCTCTGAAGGACCTGGGCGCCGTGGTGAGCCACAAAGGCTACTACGGGGACGTGGCGGTAGTGGTCTACAAGGGCCAGTACATCGATCCGGAGACAAAAACCAAAACCCGCTACCTGCCGGAAAACACCCTTATCCTGGGCAACACCCAGGTGCGGGGGTTCCGTACCTACGGCGCGATTGTCGACGCCGATGCGGCAAAAGAGGGCCTTACCGAAGGCACCCGCTATCCGAAAAACTGGATCCAGCGCGGCGATCCGTCCATTGAGCAGACCATGACCCAGTCCGCGCCGGCGATGGTGCTGCCGGATCCGGACGCTTTTGTGGTTGTCACCCTGAAATAAGTTTTTGCCGGGGCTGCGGCCCCTTTTTAGAGGAGAAAAATCATGACCAAACCTGAATTAATTGCGGCGCTGACCGCCCTGAGCGAAAAGCTGGGACGTCCGCTCAGCATCGAGGGGAACGTGGCCGAACTCGAGGCGCGCCTGGCGGAAGCGCAGGCAGAAGCAGAACTGCTGGACGATGAGCAAAACGACGAGCCCGTAATCCAGACTATTCGCCAAAACGCGGTTGCTCAGAAAAACGAACCATCGACGTCATCCGGCTCTGGCGACCGACGCTATATTCGCGTGCTGCATACGATGGATGTTTTTCACTATCCGGCAGGGTGTGACGTGGCGGTGCGGGCCATTGTCCAGCCCGGTGAAGTGATTGAGGTGAGCGCAGAAGACGCTGCGGACTGCGTGGCGGCAGGCGATGCGGAGGAGGCTTGAGCTTCGAAAGCGATCTGGAGGCAGGTGACGCGCAGATGATGGAGACGTTCGCGGAGCCCTGCGGCGTCAAGCTCTGGCCCGATACATCCCGCCGCACCGTCATTACTGCTGTTTACGATGCGCCCTGGCAGGGCACGGACGTGCCGAACGGCGGCCAGATCCAGGGGCGGGACGCCTGCTTTACGTCATTTGATCGGGATATTGCCGGGCTTAAAAAAGGCGAACCGGTCATCGTGCGCGGCGAAAAGCTCTATGTGAAAAGCCTGCAGCCCGACGGCACCGGCCTGACGGTGGTGTATCTCTCGAAATACCAGAAATCAGCTCTCGATCGACCGGGAGGTTTACTGTGACCGGATTTTATCTCGATGCCGGCGAACTGAAGGCGCTGGCTGAGCAGCTGGGGGCGACCCCGGCGCAAATGAGCGGTGCCTATAACAAAGCGCTACGCGGTACCCTGGCAAAGTATCGCCGCGAAGCGCTGACGCTGATGATGGCGCAGACGGGAGGGAAAGACAAAAAGGCCCTGCAGCGACGCGTTAAGGTGTTCGGCCAGCGTCTTGCCCTGACGGCTGCTGCACCGGGCCAGGGGAAACTCTGGTTTGGTCTTAACGCACTCCCGGTCAGCTCGGTGAAGGGCAGAAAGGAAGCGCCGCCGCAGCCTTCACGCCGGCGTGACGCCAGAGGCCGGTTTATCCGTATGAGCGGTGCGCGTGGCATCACGTTCACACCAGAATCACCTCAACTTGCCGCGCTGTCATTTCCAGATTCCTTCATCGGGATTGTGCGCGGTCGCGAAACTATATGGCAGCGCAACGGCCGCGGGTTTGTGCATGAGGCCACGGTGCCGATTTACGGCCCGGTACGCCGTGCCGTTTCGGACGACTTATACCAGGAAATGAATGCCGAGCTGCTTAAGCGGTTTGAGCAGGACATGAGGGGCCGTATAGCCGGCGGTATCAGGTAAGGGGATATTTTGATGAACGGAGTGAGTTTTCTCAGTGAATATCAGGACGCGGTAAAAACAGCGCTGATGCAAATACCCTGGGCGAGAACGGTGTGTCTTTATCCTGAAATCCCGGAGGGCTTTCCGACGCCGGCGATTTTTTTTGATGTGGCCGCATGGCGGCGTGCAGATGCGGAGCTCGGCGGGAACGTCACGCTCGAGCTGAGCTGCAATCTTTTCGTCCTGCGTCATTTTTCAGTAGCTGACGCGGACGATCCGGAAGGCAGAAGTGAAAGCGCCGACACGCGGGTGCGTAACGCCGCGCTGAAAATCTCCGACTGGGTACACGGCCGCCAGTTCGGTACGGGCACCGCGCCGGCGGAGTTTATCAGCGCTGAGCCGGTGATATGGCAGAAGGGCGAGGGCGGAGCCGACCACGCCGTCTGGAGCGTGAGTTTTACGCAGCGTCTGGCGGTCGGGGACGATCCGTTTGCTGAGCCTGATGCGCCGCGGCTGAAAGAATTCTGGCTGGGGATTTTCCCGGACGTTGGCGCCGGACATGAGCAGGATTACACGCTGATTGCGAAGGGGGAGTGATGGCGATTTACCGCGGCTGCACGCTGTTGCTTAACGGTTTTCAACTCTCCGACGTGGTGGCCTACACCCCACCGGCGTTGCGGGTAAGAAAAAAACTGTTCCGCGCCGGCAACATGAACGCCCCTGTCCCGGTGGACACGGGCACGGAGGAGCTGACGGCGACCTACAAAATTCCGGGCATGGATTACTCCGCCTTTCTGCTGTTCGGCGCGGTACCGGGCGTTAAAGCCCGTCTCACTGTCCGGCGTGCTTACCGCGGCGTGATGGACGGCGTAACGTTCCTCGAGGAGCAGGTGGAGGGATTTATCAGCGATATCAGCAGCGACGAGCACGGGGCGGACAACCGTTCGGACGTCGGGCAGGTGATGACCGTCTCCGCAAACTACTACAGCGTCATGGCCAACGGGATTATCCCGCTGCTGGAGATTAACCCGCTGCTGGGTATTCGTCGTGTTGCCGGCATTAACGTGCTGAGCCTGTCGGATAACGTTGTCTCAGATATCAGGAGCCTTATAGGTGAGCTTTAATCCGCTTTCGGTGATTTCCGCGAACGTGCGCGAGCAGGCGGAGAGCTGGCTGGACGAGCTGCCGCCGCTGATGATGTGGGGCAGATTTGTTTTTTCCCTGAGCACGCTGGCCTATCAGCGCCTGACGGTGCAGGAGGGGTGGAGCTGGGCCGCGCAGCCGCGCATCGGGCAGACGGAGCGCCTGCAGTATACCGGAAAAAAAGCGCCAACCATCCAGTTCGAGGGGGAAATCTACGCCGCGCTGGTGAACGATTCACTGCTGACCAGCGCGCTTGAATCTTACGGTTTGTTTTCGTCGGCCGGCGTGGATCCGGTTGAGCAGCTGCGTGCCCAGGCGAACCTCGGTATGCCGTACATGCTGGTCACCGGTACCGGACGGGTAATGGGTTACTGGGCCATGACGCAGCTCAGCCAGGTAATGGACACCTTCGGGCTGAACGGCCAGCAGACGCACCAGACCGTTTCCCTGACGCTGCAGTATTACGGCGCCACGCGTGTCGGCGTTACGGACGATCTGTCCGCGCTGAAGACCCCCTCCAAAAGCGAAAAAATCAGTTCGGCATTTAACGATATGACGGATTTTCTGGAGGATTATCTGTGAGCATGGAGTACACGCTGGCTGAGATGTGGCGGCGGATGAACAACATGATCAGGCGCGGCACGGTGCACAGCGTGCAGGTTAAACCGCCCCGCGTGCGGATATCGTTCGGCACAGATCCTGTGAATAACACGGAGCACGTTTCGGCCTGGCTGCCGTGGTACACCCGCGCCGATGCCGGTGTGCAGGAGTGGAGCGTGCCGGCGGTAGGCTGTCCGGCCACGGTGCTGAGTGAGGGTGGCGATTTACGAAACGGCGTGGCGCTCATCGGGATGATCACCGATGACCAGACCCCGGCGGGGGAAAGCAGCGACGTTTACGTTACGCACTACGGGAACGGAGCCAGCGTAATCTGCAACACGGCGGACAATACCATGGCCGTCAGCCTGCCCGACGGTGGCACCCTGACGGTGACCTGTCCGGGCGGAGCAACCCTGAAAGGCAATCTGACGGTTGAGGGCAATATGACCGCGACGGGTGAGGTGGCGGATAAAACCGGCACGCTGCAGGCTGTGCGGGACACCTACAACGGGCACGAGCACCAGGAGAACGGCGACGGCGGCGGGACGACGAATCCGCCGAATCAAAAAATGTAATTCAGGTTTTGAAAAGCACAAAACCCCGGCTGTAGGGCAGCGCGGGGTTTTTTATTGTCATCGTTATACGAGGTAACGAGGAACGCGGGTGAATTATAAACGAATTTTGTTGAGGTTGACCATGAAAAACGGTTTCGAACTGGAGGCGCCTGTCACCCAGGTCATCAGCAAAGCGGCAGCCTGGGCTATCAGAATGGCCGCGCTCACGGTATTCCTGTACGGCGTGGCCCGGTTAATTGATGTGATCAAATGGTGGTGATTCCCGGTGAAAGGCATGAACCGAAACACCGGCGCGGTACTGTCCGGGACGGCGCATATCCGCCAGTCCGTGCAGGACATTCTTTCCACCCCCACCGGCACGCGGGTGATGCTGCCGGACTATGGCAGCGATTTACTCACCCTTGTTGATGCCCCTGACGACAGGCTGACGCAAATCCGGCTGGTGATGGCCACCGCCGTCGCGCTGGATAGATGGGAGCCGCGCATCACCGTGCAGTCGGTCTCCGCCAGCCGGACGGGGGCGGGGCGGCTCGCGGTTGACCTGACGGCCACCGATACCGAAACGCAGAAACTTATTCGCCTGGAGGGGCTGACGGTT